CATGTTGCTGGCCACACTGAAGATATCGCTGGCAAATCTTGAATCCACTTGCATGCCTACATCCATGAGATCTTTGTAGCTGTCTTGTGCCAGAGCAGCCAGGTCGTCCATTTCTTGATCAGTGGCATCAAGTCCGCGTACCGTCGGCAATGCAATGTTGATTTTGTCTATGTTGTCATCTAATTCAGCCAGGGCCAGTCGTGAAGTTTCTATGGAAGGAACTGCTGTGTCATCTTCTGCTGCGGAGGGTGGGAGATCGAACAAGGACTCAAGTTTTCGTGTCATGCCATATTTAGTGGCACAGTCGCATTGACTATTTAGATTTACCGTTGTGGAACATGTCCAATTCGGTTATCACTCTAAAACTCAGCCCATTGCGTTTGCACCATTTTGTGGCTTGATCCCATTTGGCATAGTTCACTGCTACCACTGCACGATCTCTTGAGTTCATTTTGCTTTCAATCACACTTTGCTTTTTGGGTTTGATTTCAATCAACTCAGCTCGCATGGTGTTGTTTTTGTTGCGATAGGTCACTAAAAAATCAGGAATGTACTGTGACATTTTTCCTGTCACAGGATTTCTATAAGGAATAGCTATGCTCTCACTGGCCCATTGCAAGATATGTTCGTTGTTGTCACAGAATCGCATGAAGCTGAGTTCCCAACCTGAACGATAACGAGGAATACCATTGCCCACATACTTGGCAGCGTTCAGCACTTCGTATTTGCCTTGTGCCCAATGACTCATTGTAACACTGCCTGTGCAGGATAATAATTGGGTACCACTGGCGTTCCCACCCCTAGCAATGTAGATCGGTCACGAATCAAGTTTAAATAGTATGCCAGCGACACATTGAGATTGATACCATTGCTGGCTCCGCTGCCTTGAAATCCCTGCAACAAAGTCAATGCAGGTATTTGAGTTTCTTGGGCCACACGAAACAAACTCACTGTGAAATTGCCGGCTGCGCGGGGAGTTGTCATTTCTCTCTGGAAAAAACTGTACACAATATCATATTCGTCGGCAGGAACATTGACGTCAAAGTTGTAAAATTGATCATAAACTCTGACAGTTTGATCAATGTTGAAATTGGTAGTGTTGACTGTGGTCATTATCTCAATCCAATACGTTGTGTTAGTGTAGGACCTGCCGGTTGAGTGTTGACGGGCTTGGTTTGTGCAGTGGGAAAGATCCAACCATCAGCTCTGTTGGCCACCGCACGTACTGCGCCCGGGATGGCACCTTGTATGGCTTGTGTGCCCAATGCCGTGGCTTCGTTGATCAGCAATTTTTTAAATCCGCCGTTTTGTTGATTGGTGTTGTAGAATGTTCCTGCTTTTTGCACAGCACCAATCAAGCCCAGTACTGATTTTGATTGTAAATCTGAACTGATTCCATCCACCACGTCCAACAGGCCGCCTTGGCCAAATATGCTGTTGGTAGATCCCGGGCGAGCAATTGGACTGCGGCGTGTGTCGTAATGACTGGGATTGGCAAAAGGCACTGCACTTTTGTTGGGTGCTTTGTCGTAGTATTTGACTGTTTCGTAGTCAATGGTCATTTTGTTTTCCATGATGCCATTGCCTTGAGCATAATCATATGTGTCGTGCTGCCAACCAGAAATTATTGGGTTGATCAACACATATTCTGCATACGTGTGATTTTTATCAAATCCAGCTATGCGTATGTCTCTGAAAAACGGCGGTTTTCCATTGGAGGTATTGTTTGAGCTGGTGCCATCATTGTAGCTTTCACCAATGTAGCCCCAGTCGTTGACCTGTCTATCATTTGAATATATGTCTCGGTCCCAGCCACCAAATCCATCTTGTTGAGTTTGACTGCGGCCTGCACTACCGTTGGTATTGGCATCGCTGCCATATTTTTGGCTGGCATCTTTATAGTAGTAGGCATAGTAGTTGTACCACATGTTTCGTACGTTGTCGCCGCCGTCGTCATGGAATGTGATGGTAACAGGATTGTATTTTATTTTGGTTTGTATCAATCTTTTGCGATTGTACTGATTCATTGTGGCAGTATCTATGCTGTATGTGGGTAAGTTCACTGATTTAACCACGTAGCTGAGATTGCTCACATCGTCTGTGGCAAATATACCGTTCAGTGCAGGAATTTGTCCTGTGTTGATTGTGAATGACACACTGAAAAGAAACTTAAACCTAGGTTTAAGTTCGTAGGCATTGGTCCGGAATACTTTACTGGCGTGAGTGTAATCCCGAGTTCCCTCGGTGCCAAAGAATCCCTTGGCAAAATCCTGACCAAAGCTACCCACAGGTATTACGCTGCGCCAGCGCCTGTGACCACGTCGCCCACTGTTCGACCAATTACGCCACCAATGCCCGATGTGGTCAATCCGTTGGTACCAAGTTGAGCAGCATTATCATAAGCAATGGTCATGCTCACTGTGACTGCTTCGTTGGTACCATAGTTCATGGCACCGTAGTCTGCGGCTTTGAGGTAACAGCCATACAGTTCCCAAGATTCTAATACAACAGGAGCACTGTTACCGTTGCCACCGTCTAAGATTTCAAATCTGGTCACAAACTTGTAGTCAATGCCCGAAGCAGCACTGGACATTTCTAAAAAGTCCATTTGTTTCTGTAGCTGTTCGCCTATCAATTTAGACACTGAGTTAGATGCGTCATCGCGTATTTCGCAAACAGAGTCGGCCCAGCTGTGGCGACCAGCCAGCTTTAATGTGCTGTTGTAAACAGGTACCGCAATTTCTTCAAAAGTAAGATTTGGGCGGGCAAAACTGATTACTTGTTTGGTCAATTCAGTGGTGGGTGTTGAAACACCAAAGTTATCAAACATCACTCTAAAGCGATATCTGAGTTTAGGCATCAACAGGCCTTGGGTTGATGAGCTTTGGTCACTTGCCAAGGGTACTGTCATGCGCTGTAATGATGAAACTGCCATTTGTTATCTCTCCTATATGTTTATTTACCTTTGAGTTGGGGCTGATTTTTCAGCCCCAACTCTTGATCATTAACCACCAGCTGCAATTGCGCCGGTATTCTTGATACGCAACGGGATGTAGATAAACTCCACAGCCTTCACTGGTTCAATGGCAATATCAACCCACAATTCACTTCGATCAATACGTGCAGGAGTATTGTTACTCAAGTCACACACCACCAGGTAGTCATAGATAGCACGTTTGGCCACCAAGTCAATCATCAAACTGTTGCACAGATTGGCAATAGAATTACGTGTGATTTGATCATTGGGTTCAAACAAGAACAACTTTCCAACTTCTTCCAGTCGGCCACGCAAGAAACAAACCAAACGTGCCACATTGATACGATCCAATGCAGTGGTTGTGGTTGTGGTGGTCTTGTTGCCAAAGTTGGTAATACCAATGCCCGGAATAAACGTAATGGGATTGATGTTGCGTTCATACAAGATGTCTCTTACGCTTTGGCTCACACCAATTTGTTGGAATTCACCAGTGACAGCATTGATATAACCAATTGCTGTGGCATTGTCGACCACGCCGCGACGTGTGCCAGCAGGCGCCAACCATGGATAACTCACTGCATCACTACGCAGTATAGTACGTGTCATCATGTGACTTGGAGGTTGTACCACAGTGTTGCCGCCTAGGTCTGTGGTCAAGCAACTTGGATAAAATGCGCCAGCATAGTTACTGGTAGCAATGTTTCCGTCTTCTGTAGCCAATCCCAGTCCGAGATTATTGGTAGCCCAATTGACCAAGCTGTTGCCATCTGGCCCTAGTCTCATTGGAGTATCAGCAATAACAAACAGTGTGTTGTTGCGCTCATTGCTGAGAGCAATCATGTTGGGAGTCAGTTCAGGATATGCTGGAGTAGTAATAAGGTTGAATCCATTTTGCTCTTCTCTAGCAGCCACACTGGTGTCAATACCACTCTTCATGGCAGCCACAATCATCTTGCGTTGTGCCTGGCGTCCGCCATACATGGCACCGGTTGGACGGTTGCCACTTGCTGTGAGCCAGGTGTTGAGAACAATCAAGTCCCAATAAGCAGTGTTGCTGGGCGTATGTCCTGTACCAGCAGCAGTGGCCACATAGATGCCATTGTTGTAGCTGACAAAATCATTTATTGCATACGTAGTAGTGTTAGAATATGCACTAATGCTGTAGTCGGTAGCTGTGGTGGTAAAATAATCTACTTGGAAAGATTTTACATTGTAACCGCTGCGACGAGCATTCCATAACAACATACCCTGTGGATACAGTGCAGGATCAGGCGCATCAGGATCTAGATAATTGCTGGTCAACAGACTCACAATAGTTGGGAATGGATCTGCCACTGGGTCTGTGGTACCATCTGGTGCCCAGCGAGCATCAGCAAACAAAATACCACTTTGGGTGGTTTGGTCTGTTGTGTCGATCTGTACCCATTGATCAACTCCGCTGGCCGATTCCCAACGATACATTTTGGGGTAATTTTCCAAATCGCCGGTATCCACCCACAGGTCGCCGTACACCAATGGTGATTCAGCTGTGTCAGTTTGTGTTAGTGGTGCTGTGGCTGCCACAATTGGGCCTGTTGCATTGGTATTGCTCAAGTCGTAGCCGCGAACATCGTTGGTGACATTTTGATAACCTTTCCAAGCACCATTGTCTTGAATCATGATATCGCAATCATCCACAGAGCTGTAATACCATAAACGTCCATCTGCAGGATCTTGAGACGGCTCAGTACTGCTGGCAGTGTAAGTAAACAACGGTGTGGTCACAAAGTTACTGAGAACTAACAGTCCTACAGTGGTGTTGGAAGCACGTACCTTGCTGGTATTGGTGCTGAACCCAGCAGTGGTCACCGGAGTTCCAGTGAGATTTTGCAGTCGAATAGTTCCACCTTGGCTGTGTGTAAACACAATGTTGCCGGCGGAATTTACGCTGGCACTCACATAAGGAACGCCAGCTGCACTGACTGCACTGATAAAATTGGCCACAGTGCCAGTACCGCCAATGGTCACAGTTGCTGAATTATAAGTACTTTGGCCAGCTTCGGTTCCATATAAACTAAAAGTATTTCCTACAATAAACGCAGTACCAGTAGGAATTGTGGTTCCGGTCACTATAGTGGCACCCAATGCAACTCTTTCAAGTATTTGAAAAGCCATTGTGCTGTTAGGAGTAGTGGTCACACTGTTTGCATTATAGGCAGCATAGGTTGTGCCAACTGGAATGTTTTTTCCGCCGCCGGTGGGGTCCAATCCATAAATGGCACCATTATCTCCTCCATACAGTGGTGTTGATTGTGCTACCCAGGTATCTAGTGCAGTGCTGTACTGTTTAACTGACAGTTGAATACCATTATTTACAGTACTAAGATTATTCCACACACTTCCAGTAGGACGAGGAACAGTATCTGTGGTTCTCCAGCGAGGTGCTTCATAGCTGTAACCTGGGAAATATATAGGTGTGTAATATTCACCTTCGTCAATGCCCAGTGTGGTCAGCAATGCCGAACCTTGATTTGGTCCAGGTTGGATGACCACATGACCAGTGGTTGCAGTGGATCCGTCGGCAGTGGCAAGAGAATTAGCATAGATGTTCAGTTGTCCAGAAACCGCAGCAGCAGTAACACCAGTAATAGCTGCTGTATTAATTGCTGTAGCAAATCCAGCCACAGTGTTGGTAGCACCCACAGTGACCAAATTGCCATTGATGTACATATTGTAACCTGCAGTCAAACTGCTGGGAGCATTGGTACCAGTGACAGTGGGATATGATGTTTGCCAGGCTTGCGAACCCACAGCCACCCAGGTATTGCTGGAATTTTTGTAATAAGCAGGCAGTTTTAGTGACACAGCTGACACTGCATAATCGCCAATGCTGCCAATTGATGCTTGAGGAGTGTAATCTCCTCCACTGTAGTTGACCACGTCCGCAGTGTCGGTGATGACCATTGGAGTCATCACTGTGAATACGCCAGTGGTTTGATCCCATTCCTGGATTCCCCAAACAGTTGCAGAAGTATCTAACCAGTAAGCGCCATTGTCGGCATTGCCAGTGGGACGAGTCAAACTGGCTGTGAGGTCAGTGAGATTGACGTCGACACGTTGAATGTATGCACGATTGGTCACACCCAATGCACTGTACGCTGCCAGCAGTCCATATTCATTGAGCTCATAACCATTGATTGGAGTACCTGTAGTGGTGTTGTAAAAGAATGGCACACCAAATGTAGCAGTAAGATCGCGCTGGCTGGTAATGAGATAAGTTTTGTTGGCGTTGGCTGCCGTGGTACCTGCTGCCACTGTGATGCCATCACTAGAAACTTTGTTCTGTGCGGTAGCAATTACAAAATAAGGTACTGTGTTGACGGCAGAAGGGATGTATTGACTTTCGTCAATTACAGTTACTTCTACGCCGGGTGATGTTAGAGCCATGGTGGTTTCCTTTTCAAGTCACAGTTATTTATAGAGATCGCCAAAAAAACACATGATACAGTGCCCTTTGGCCAAGGTCCACAACAATAAATACACCATGAGACCCATTTGTCAAGCCTGCAACCAGCGCCCTTGTGCTGTGAACTACATCCGCGAGGGCATACGGCATTACAGAAAACGCTGTGAAACCTGTGCTAGGAAAAATCGCGGCATTAGGCCGCGAGAACCACGCTGGAAATCAGCAGGCTACAAAAAGAAAATGAGTTGTGACCGTTGCGGTTTCCGGGCCAGATTTGCCAGCCAGATCTTGGTGTATCACCAGGATGGCAATCTCAGCAATGCCACACCAAAAAATCTCAAATCAGTGTGCAAAAACTGTGTGGAAGAATTGATCAGATCTGACTTGCCGTGGCGGCCCGGTGATCTTGAGCCGGATGTGTGACCAACTGTTGTACCTGAGCATACAGGTCATCCAATGATCCATTGTTGTCTAGAACAACATCAAATCGAGTACCTACCCAGGCAGTTTCGCTGGCATGTATTTTGAGTTTGGCCAGGCGAGACTTGCTGGTGCTCCAGGCCATATTGCCAAATTCTCCATGATTAACAGCCACTGCATCATCATACCAGTCGGGTTCAGCACCACGAACAACTCGTACAACCAAGCCGTTGGCTCGTCGGATCGCAGCAATTTCGTTGGGAAATCTACAGTCAGAAATCACTATGTCATCTTGACTGTGCCGCAGTTTGTTTTCCAAGCTGGCTATCCAAATATCGTCGTGAAAACCTTGTCTGCACACCTCAGTGCCCCAGTGTTGCAGCACCCAACGCGGAGTGAGCTCGGGCAGGTTCAGTCGATCTGCCCACCATAAGTCAATTTGTTCGCGCCATTCACGGGCCTGTTTTGTGCGCCCTTCCAGCATGGTTCTATCCCAGCCAAACACATGTGCTACAGAATCTTTGAGACTGTTGGCAAAACTTTCTCTGCGAAACTCATGCAAGTTTGTGAGATAATCTGCCACAGTGTCTTTGCC